AGGTGGTAGGGGTACAGAAATTTCAACTTTACCTGGCGGCTCTAATCTAGGAGAGATTGATGACATTCAGTATTTTCAAAAGAAACTTTATAAGTCTTTGAATGTTCCAATATCTCGTATGGATTCCGAAGCTGGATTTTCTTTAGGTAGAGCATCAGAGATAACAAGAGATGAATTAAAGTTTACTAAGTTTGTGCAACGTATTCGTAAGAAGTTTGTTCCTTTATTCACAGACATTCTCAGAACACAACTCTTACTGAAGGGTGTTATCGCACCAGAGGATTGGCCATCACTACAAGAACATATTCAATATGATTTCTTACAAGATGGACACTTTGCAGAACTTAAAGATGCAGAACTTCTTAACGACAGAATACAAGCACTTGACGGAATACAATCATACATTGGTACTTTCTTTAGTAAAGAATATGTATTGAAGAAAGTCTTGCGTATGAATGATGCAGAAATTTCTGATATGAATGATCAGATTAGAAAAGAACGCGATATCGATCCTATGGACGGTGGTATTGATGTTCCTGATGGTGGTGATGGAATTACTCGCTACCCACAAGATGGCGCTGGTGGAATAGTAACCCCAGAAGATATGCCAGATTATGAAGAACCAGAAGATCAAGGAGATAAATAATGAGTAAAGAATTTGTAGATGCAATGGAAACAGGAAACAACCTAGAAGCAGAAAAAGTTTTTAAAACTGCCATGGCATCAAAAATTGGAGATGCACTAGAAACTAAACGGGCAGAAGTTGCAAAGACATTTGTGCAACAGGCAAAAGATGAAGCCGCCGAAGAAGAAGTGGGCAATGACTAAAAAATTTGAAAACGTATATTTGTCCGTTGTTGAAAAAGACGAACATAAGAAATCTAAGACGTATAAAAAGCTTTCACCAAAAATGAAGAGCGCAGTTGATCAAATTTTTAATGTTATGGACTCTAAACCTTCGGATTTCCTAAATAGTTTTGATAAAACTATAAAAACCACAGCAAAAAAGTTTAAAGTTCGGGAAAAGGAACTTATGGACTATTTTGAAAAAGAAATGTTATCAATCTAAGGGAGTAGATAATGGCTATTGTAACACAAACATTAATAGATTCAGATTTTGAACTTGTCACGAAACATACAATTTCTGGAACAAATGGAACTGCCTTGAAGGTAGTAGATGTGTCCGAAGTAGCAGGAGCTGCAACTGACCCTAGAGTGTCTATTGTATCTTGTCAGTGGACTGTTAGTTCAGTAACAGAGATTGAATGGGACGCTACATCAAACGTAACTGCACTAACACTAAATGGTAATGGTACTTACAATGGCGGTGGTCAATTTTTACCTTCTCTTGCAAATAATGCTGGTAGTGGTATTACTGGTGACATCTACATCGAAAATGACGGTGCATGTACAGGTACTATCATTTTAAAAATGAAAAAAGTATCTGGTTTTGATAACATCACATAAAGGATAGGAGTATGAGTACAGTTAGATTATTTTCAGAAGCAGTAGACCACGATGTAGAATACATCACCGAAGCAAAAGAAGACGGTGGTAAGACCTACAAAATTCGTGGTATCTTTATGCAGGCTGATATTAAAAATCGTAATGGTCGAGTATATCCTATGGAAGTACTTCAAAATGAAGTATCTAAATATAACAAGAATTTTATTAAAGAAAATCGTGCATATGGTGAACTTGGACATCCTGAGGGCCCAACGGTCAATCTGGAACGAGTATCCCACATGATTACTTCTTTAGAACCAAATGGAAAGAATTTTATCGGTGAGGCTAAGATCATGTCAACCCCTATGGGTGAGATTGTTAAAAGTCTTATGGATGAAGGTGCAAAACTAGGTGTTTCCTCACGGGGAATGGGTAGTTTAGACCAAAAAGGCGGTGCAAGTTATGTTCGGGATGATTTTTATCTCGCAACTGCTGCTGATATTGTTGCTGACCCTTCTGCTCCCAACGCATTTGTTGAGGGAATTATGGAGGGTAAAGAGTGGGTTTGGAAACATGGTCATCTCTTTGAAGCAGAGTTAGAAGACCTGAAACAAAAGTTTGATGTAGTAGAAGCAAAAAGAAACCATGTACAGGAAGCTTTGGAATTCGCTAAGTTCCTCAAAAATTTATAATTTATAAATATAAATACAGAAAAGGTAAGGAGACACCCTATGTCCGAAATAGATAAAACAATTGAAGAGCTGGAAGCTGATGTGCTTGCAGAACTAGAAGAGGCCTCTAAACAGCCTACTGATGGTGCTGCTCCTGCTGCAAAAGCTGAAAAGATCGCTGTGAAAACACCCGGCGGAGAAGTGCAAGACGGAGGGCCAGCAGTAGTTGACCCCGAAGCAAAAACTTCACCAACAGATGTTGCAGCTAAGAAAGCAAAAGAAGTTAAGAGTGATGCACAGAAAAAAGGTGCTGGTAAATCAGATAAACCTGAGAAACTTGCAGCTGGATTTGAAGCAAAAGGCGAAGTTTTCGCTGAAGCTGCTCCAAAGACCAAAAAAGAAATGTTACAGGCAATGTATGACAAAATGGAAGGTATGAAGGCTGGCGACTTAAAGTCTCAATACGAAAACATCATGTCTGCAATGCATAAAGAAACAGTAGAACCTACTGAAGAAGAATTAGAAAAAGCAGAAGCAGTTGAAGCACGAATCAAAGACATCAACGTAAAAGAAGATGTGCAAGCTTTGATGAATGCAGATGACAGTCTTTCTGAAGACTTCAAGGTTAAGGCAGCAACAATATTTGAAGCTGCAGTCAAATCAAAGGTACGATCAGAAATTGAACGTATTCATGAGGAAGTTAGTTCTGAGAAAGAAACTGAAATAGAATCTTTCAAAGAAAAACTTACAGAAAAAGTTGATACATATCTCAACTACGTTGTAGAAGAATGGACTAAAGAGAACGAGTTAGCAATAGAACGCGGTTTAAAAGGTGAAATTGCAGAAGACTTTATCTCTGGACTGAAACAGTTGTTTGAAGATCACTACATTGATGTGCCGAATGAAAAATATGACGTTCTTGAAGCACAATCTGAAAAAATTTCCGAACTAGAAACTAAGTTAAATGAATCAATTGAGAAATCAGTTGAATTGTCTAACAAAACATCTAAACTAGTTCGTGAACAGGTTATATCTGAGGTTTCAGAAGATTTAGCCGATACAGAAATTGAGAAGTTCAAAGGACTTGTAGAAGACGTTGATTTTGGAGATGAAGAATCTTTCCGAGAAAAACTGAACACCTTGAAGGAAAGTTATTTTCCTAAGAGTACAGTCGTTGAACAGAAATTTGATGATGAAGATGGTACTGCCGCCAAGGACATTGATACGACAGAAGCGATGAGTGCTTATTTGTCGGCAATTAGTCGTAATCAAAAGGCAAGTGCATAAATTATATTAAACAAGATGTATATTAATTAAAGGAGAAACAAATGTTTCAGACAGAACATCTACAAGAAAAGTGGCAGCCAGTCCTAGAGCATCCCGATCTTCCTAAGATCGCCGATCCTTATAAACGGGCAGTTACTACTCTCATCTTAGAGAACCAAGAAAAAGCTTTAAAAGAAGACAGAGGTTTCCTCGGAGAAACAGCACCAGTTAATAGTACTGGTGGTGGACAAATGGATACATGGGATCCGATATTAATTTCCCTAGTACGCCGTGCAATGCCTAATTTGATTGCATATGACGTATGTGGTGTACAACCAATGACAGGGCCTACTGGTCTTATCTTTGCAATGCGTTCTTCATTTGCATCGCAAGATGGTGCTGAAGCACTTGTTGACCTTGACGTACCACCAGCTAATGCTTCATCTGGTCAAAATGTCGCTGGTGAACTAACTGCTGATGCTGCTGGAACTAACCCTTCTATTCTTAATGACAGCCCAGCTGGTACTTACACAACTCCAACTGGTATGACTACTGCTCAGGCAGAAGCATTAGGAGATAGTGCTGATAATGCATTCAACCAAATGGCATTCTCAATTGAGAAATCAACGGTTACTGCTGTTAGTCGTGCATTAAAAGCTGAGTACACAATGGAACTTGCACAAGATTTGAAAGCAATTCATGGTCTTGATGCAGAGACAGAACTTTCAAACATTCTAAGTTCTGAAATCCTCGCAGAAATCAACCGCGAAGTTATTCGCTCGTTGTACATAACTGCTGTTAAGGGTGCTCAAGTTAACACAACTACTGCTGGTATCTTCGATTTAGATACAGATTCTAATGGTCGTTGGTCAGTTGAAAAATTCAAAGGTCTTATGTTCGCAATAGAACGTGATGCTAATGCAATTGGTCAACAGACTCGTAGGGGTAAGGGTAACATGGTTATCTGTTCAGCTGATGTTGCTTCTGCACTTCAGATGGCAGGTGTACTTGATTACACTCCTGCTCTATCTAACAACCTAAACGTAGACGACACAACTACCACATTTGCTGGTGTTATGAACGGACGTTATAAAGTATATGTTGATCCATATGCTGCTAACGTAGCTGCTTCGCAGTACTATGTTGTTGGTTATAAAGGTACTTCACCTTATGACGCTGGATTCTTCTACTGCCCATATGTACCATTACAAATGGTTCGTGCGGTTGGTGAAGATACTTTCCAACCTAAGATTGGTTTCAAGACTCGTTATGGTCTTGCTGCTAACCCATTCGCTGCTGCTGGTGCAGTTGCTGCTGGAGACACAGTTAATACTGATGGTTCTCTTGATGCAAACACCAATGCTTGGTATCGTAGGGTTAAAGTATCAAACCTTATGTAATAAACATAAGAGTTGGGTCAACCAACCTACTAAAAGGGGAATTCTTCGGAATTCCCTTTTTTTTGGCTTTTATTTAAAAAGGGTATTGACATTATACCATATAACGTGTTATAGTATTACTTCAATCGGGAAATCTCGATTGTTATAGTTATTTTAAGGAGAAATTATATAATGACTAACATTACTAAAACTGAGAAGGTTCTTAACGCACTTGTAGGCGGAGCAGAGCTTACTGCAAAACAGGTTACATCACGATATGGTGTAAAGAATGTTCGTGCGGTTATGAGCAAACTACGCACAGAGGGATACCCTATTTTCCTCAACAAGCGAGTGAGTTCATTTGATGGACAAACCTATAGCAAATATCGACTAGGTACTGCTCCAAGATCAGTGGTTGCAGCTGGTTTTGCGGCACTTCGAAGTGCATAAACCATAGCAATTATGGTACGAGAGGGGGAACTTTGTTCCCCCTTTTTTTTCTTATAAATAAACATCAAGGAGGAAAATATGGCAACTACTTATACAGAAACATCAAGTACTGTAACTAAAGAAAAGTGGAATACAGCTGAATGGTATGATTCAAGATACTATAAAGCAGGTATGGCACTTATGTTAGCAGTTGCAGTTTTTTGGATTTGGTATCAACGGACTTTTGCTTATTCACATGGCATGGATTCGATGGAGCCCGAATTTGAAAAAGTTTGGATGGGTTTATGGCGAGTTCATATGACAGTAATGCCCACCTTTGCGTTAATTGCATGGGGTTGGATTTGGAAAACAAGAGACACCAAAGAACAATTGGATAACCTAGACCCAAAATTAGAAATTAAGCGTTATTTC